CGCTTCTGCCATTCTGCAGCAAACGGCACCTATGTCAAGCACACCCAAGCGCGACGCACGCGAGCTGACCCAGCGGCTGCTTGCTGCTAAGGGCAGGGGACTAAGGAAACGTGACCCTCGTCCTGGCACTCTGGAAGCGGCTGTAGCCGAGGGGGTTCTTTTGGGGGAGCAGGCTGGGCTGAACCAGCCAGCAGAGGATGACCCAGAAGGGCCCGATGAAACAGTGCAGGATTTTGGCGAAGGCACATCCAACCAAGGCTCCGCGCCCCCCCAAAGCGATGTGCCTACTGCAGAGGAGGGCACCCAGAACTTGCCGGCGATTGGCTTTCTACCAGCCGCCGCTTCCTCCGCCTCAGCAGAGCCATCAACCAGCTCCCCGCCGGATGTGCCGCCTTCCTAAGAAGCTATGTCGGTGGGGGGCCAGTAGCAGTTGAGGATGCGGCGTTCCTGCGGATGCGGCCAGACACAACCGCGCTGGAGAGGTTGGTTAAGGCTGGACCGGCAGGACGGGTTACGTGGAGCATGTGTAAGTCCGGGTATGAAAAGCCTCCCCCTCGCTACTCTGAGATGACTAAGGTCACCCCTGCAACCATATACTCCCTCGGTTGGCATAAGACAGACTGGTTGGTGTATGAGGCATTGTTTTTCCAGCAAGGACAGCTTGGGTATGCAGTAGCTGCACTGTGCATATGGCTCACTACTGAGGTGGGACAATACGTTTGTCGCAGACTGCCACTACACCGCATCCCCTTGGCGCTTTGGAAAGATTGTGTGAAGCCTTTTGCCGATGAGTGCCGCAGGCTCGGACAAATTTTTGGCCGAGGGCGAAAAGAGATACCACTCGCATTTGGCATGAGGAAGCTGGTGTGCCTCAATGGCCGCACGCAAGCAGAGGCAGATTGGGAGAAGGAACACAAGGAGCGCACCCAAGCCACAACCGCAAAGCGTGCAGCTGGTCCTGACGGCCGAATCAACTCAGCCAACTACAGACACGTGCGGAATAGAGCCCTGCATGCGGTTTGCAATCGGGCAATGCCAATGCTTGCTAAGCGTGGGGTTAGCCTTGATAAGTTTTGGGAGGAACGGTGGTGGAACACACCGCATGGCACGACGTCTCGTGGTGGAGATCTGAAGCGTGCGCTCAAAGGTGCTGCCAAGGAGCTGGATCTGCAGCTGCGGCCCCTTAAGCCAACCGCCATGGAAATGACCCAGACTGCAGAAATGTGCACCGCCATGGCGACCGTGCCGCTCGCCGACGCACGCGGATCAACAAAGCCTGAGCCTGGACAAAAGCGCCGGGCCTTGCTTGCAGTTGATGACACTACTGCCTTCATAGCTGGATACGCTTCGCACTGCGTTGAGATCTCCACTAAGCACGGAGGAATGGTGCTGCGTCAGGACCCTGAGGATGTGGCTGAGTGGGTCGGGTTTGACTGTGGCAAGGAAGTGTACCGCGTTAGCAATGACTATAGCAACTTCAACATACTACACTCATTGCGGTCGATGCAGCTAGTTGATTTGCAGTTCGCAAGTGCGTGGCAGCACGTCAGGCAACCATGGGCGCAACAGAAAATGAATGCACACAAGTGGGTGGCCATGTCATACAATAATGCTTACATCTCTACACCATTCGGGTTGGATAAGATCCGATGTGGGCTGTGGTCAGGCCATAGGAACACTGCCAGGGACAACACGATCTTGCACTTCGCTTACCTTGAATGCATACG